ATCATTGCTTGCTGGGGTGGACTTGTCCGCTACCTGATAGATGTGAAGCAGAGCAAGGCAACATGGAGCTTGATCAATGCTCTTGCCCAAATGGTGGTTTCAGGGTTTACCGGCGTTATAGCTGGCCTGGTGAGCATTGAAAGCGGACTGAGCATTTACATGATTCTGGCAACCGCGGGGATAAGCGGCGCGATGGGCTCCGTAGCGTTGACCTATTTCTGGGAACGTCTGACGGGGATTAAAGATGCAAATCAGTAATAACGGTATTGCGCTGATTAAGCGATTTGAGGGTTGCAGGTTAACTGCATATCCCGACCCGGGCACCGGCGGTGATCCCTGGACGATTGGCTACGGCTGGACGGGGAAAGTAGACGGCAAACCTATCAAACCCGGAATGAAGATTGACGACGCAACTGCGGATCGCCTGCTGCGCACTGGCGTGGTGAGCTTTGACCAGTCGGTAAGCAAGATGCTCAAAGTCTCCGTTACCCAGAACCAGTACGACGCGCTTGTGTCTCTGGCCTACAACATCGGTACGCGAGCGTTATCCACATCAACGCTGATGAAAAAGCTGAATGCTGGTGATGTGAAAGGCGCCGCTGACGCATTCCTCAACTGGAACCGGTCAGGCGGCAAGGTAATGGCTGGCCTCACCAATCGCCGCAAGGCAGAGCGAGAAGTATTTTTATCGTAAACACGGGGAAGTTATGAACTATCTCATTAATCGACTGAAAGAGCCGTCCACCTGGCGCGGCATCATTCTTGTTGTTGCTGGCGTATTCGGCTATCAGATGCCTCCGGGCATTCAGGAAACGGTCATTGCTGGCGGCGTAGCACTGGCTGGTGTTGTGGGTGCAGTAATGCCGGACAGCGTTAAGAAGTAAGCAGTCCAGATGCATGCAGGGCTATATCCGCACACAGAGCCTCAGATAAAAAAGCGAGGCCAAGCCTCGCTTAGATTTCTCACCCAACTTTGCGGTAAGGGTAGCCAGCTTTTTTGATGTGGGCATCAAAATACTGGCCTTTTGACGACGCATTCATTAGTGCTGTGTATACGGTAGATGGAACCCGAGAGTATTGATAAATGCCACCGCTATGGAATGCAATTTCCAGTGTTGAAGTGGCGTGGTCGTAACCAACTGAATGGAGATTTGAAGATGAAACAGGTTGACGATTCAAAACGGTTTCCTCGTTTGAGTGGGAAGAGTCCCGAGGAAATCGTAGAACTATTCAAAAGCTACAACTTTGTCGACGATCATGGTCATCTACTGCATATGTGCCAGGACTTCAAAGATTTGGTTGAGCTGGCTAGCGAGGCCTGATTGGGCATTACAGAGCCACTTCCAGAGGTGGCTCGATAATGTCACAACGAGGTAATCCATATGCGCACCACTGGAATCCTAATGGCGGAAATTACGCTTCGCCCATACATGAAGCCGCTGCTCATCCTTTCAGTGCTTTTGCGATGGGGCTGGCTCACTAAGAAGTGCATCCGGATTACCCCTGTAATTGGCAAGCAGGCGTAAATATAAAGTTCTGCAAATGGTGCCATCAAAGCGCCATTGACAGAGTTTTATATAAGTTTTCAGGCTCGATGGTCTCGAAATTTCCGGGTAAGTATCAAAGTAAACCAGAGGATTGTTCTGTATGGCTGAAAATGACAACCGCAGGCCATACCCTCCCGTAAACTTCACTGGCGAAAACTGGTTGCCGTATACCCGGCTGATTCCTGCCACTGAAATCGGCGAATGGGTTAACCAGAACATCCTCTCCGAAGACGGACGAATCCATAACCCTGACCATACGCACTTGCTCGACGCTGATGTCGCGTTCATGTGGGCCTCTGGCTCATTCGCCAAAAGTGGCCGCATTGTGCTGGGGCAGTGTGAGCAGGTAATGATGCGCGCCGGCGGCTGGCAGAAGTCCCGCATGGAGCAGCAGATGCATGAATGGTTTGGTCGCATACCGAAGTTCATCATCACCCTGGCTGCCGACTACTGCGAGCAATGCAATGATCTGGAGTTCTGCGCACTGGTGGAGCATGAGCTTTACCACATCGCCCAGGCTACCGATGACCATGGCGCGCCGAAGTTCAACAAAGAAACCGGGATGCCGGTGCTGAAACTTCGAGGCCACGACGTCGAGGAATTCGTTGGAGTGGTCCGGCGTTACGGCGCCAGCAAAGACGTGCAGGAAATGGTAGATGCGGCGAACAGGCCAGCGGAGGTTGCTCATATCGATGTTGCCAGGGCTTGCGGGACGTGCATGCTGAAACTGGCTTAATAATTGGACTGTACTGGACGGATGGTGAAACATGGCTGCACTAAAACCAGAAGTGAAAGCCTACATCATTCAGATGCTTGCGTGCTATGACACACCCTCACAGGTGGTCGATGCTGTCCAGAAAGACTTTGGTATCGCCATCACCCGGCAGCAGGTAGAAACTCACGACCCGACAAAGGTCAGCGGTAAGACGCTGGCGAAAAAATGGGTCGACATGTTCAACACCACCCGTGACCGCTTCCTCAATGAAATTTCCGACATCCCGATCGCCAACAAAGCCTACCGTCTGCGCGTCCTTCAGCGAATGTCGACGAATGCCGAGAACATGAAGAACATCGGCATGACCGCGCAGCTGCTGGAGCAGGCGGCGAAAGAGGTTGGTGAGGCGTACAGCAATAAGCAGAAGGTCGAGCACACCAGCCCTGACGGCAGCATGACGCCGCGGCCAACGACGATCAGACTGGTAGGAGTCGAGCCAAATAATGGAAAGTCAGGTTGACCTACAAATCCCGGCGAAACTCGTTCCAGTGTTCGCAACCGAGGGCGTTCGATACCGCGGCGCACATGGCGGTCGTGGTTCGGCAAAGACACGTACATTTGCGCTGATGAGCGCGGTTAAAGCGTACCAGGCAGCTGAGAGCGGATTAAGCGGTGTCATTCTCTGCGCGCGCGAGTTTATGAACTCCCTCGAAGAGTCGTCGATGGAAGAGGTGAAGCAGGCTATTCGGTCTGTTCCGTGGCTTGATGATTACTTCGATATTGGCGAAAAGTACATCCGGACCAAAAACCGTAATGTTAGTTACGTGTTCTGCGGCTTGCGCCACAATCTCGACAGCATTAAATCTAAGGCACGCATTCTGGTTGCCTGGGTTGATGAGGCTGAGTCGGTATCGGCGACAGCATGGAAGAAACTACGCCCTACGGTTCGTGAAAAAGGTTCAGAAATCTGGGTGACATGGAACCCGGAGAAAGACGGCAGCGCCACTGACAAGCTATTCAGGAAGAATCCGCCGAAAAGCTCGATGATTGTCGAGATGAACTACAGCGACAATCCGTGGTTTCCGGAAGTGCTCGAAGAGGAACGCCTCGAAGACCTGGAAAACCTCGATTACGCCGATTATGCGTGGATATGGGAAGGCGCTTATCTGGAGAACTCCGATAAGCAGGTGCTGGCGAATAAATACGTCGTGCAGAGCTTCGAAGACGATCTCTGGAAGAAATCAGAGCGCCTGCTGTTCGGCGCTGACTTCGGCTTCGCAAAAGACCCAAGTACGCTAATTCGCATGTTCATTCTGGACAGCAATCTCTATATCGAATACGAGGCGTACGGTAATGGCGTAGAGCTCGACGACATGTGGAAGTTCTACGCTGGCAGGGAGGATGCCACGCCGCGGCAGGTGGACGAATGGAAAGTCACTGACGAAGCGAAATTCCCCGGCATACCTGAAGCGCGTAAATGGCCCATCAAAGCCGATAACTCCCGGCCAGAAACCATCAGCCATATCAAGGGGCAGGGCTTCAATATATCAGCCGCCCAGAAATGGCAGGGCAGCGTAGAGGACGGCATCACCTGCCTTCGTGGGTTCAAGCAAATCATCATTCACCCTCGCTGCAAAGAAACAGCGAAAGAAGCGCGGCTTTATTCGTACAAAACTGACCGGATCACCGGTGAAGTTCTGCCGGTAATCGAGGACAAGAACAACCACTGCTGGGACGGCGTCCGGTACGGTCTGGACGGTTATATCAAGCGCAAACCTCAGTCGATGGGGATGATGATTCCCAAGAGGCTGCGAGGGAAATAGTGTTTGCGCCCCCCTCTATCTTTCATCAATACTGTTTATGAATACAGTATTTGAGTGCGAGATGGAGGTTTTGAAATGCCAGACAATTGGTTTGATGAAGAAAATAATCACTGCACCTTACTTGCAATCATTGAAGATGATGGGCAAAGAGTCATTGCGTATAAATTCAAAAATGATGCGCATAGGTGGGAATACCGAATCAAAAGGGAATCTCACATAGTTTTCCCGGACTCTAAAATGAAAGATATGTAACCTCACAAGGCCGCTTCAGCGGCTTTTATTCTTTAAGCCACACCACCGGACAATCCATGACTGACAAATTAACTCTCGCCGTCAACCATGCGTTGAACGATGCGCTGATGGCGCGTGCCCGTATGGGGATGCTGAACCCCACGATGGGGCTTGATAATAAACGCGGCTCTGCGTGGTGTGAATATGGCTTTCCCGAGCAGATCACTTACGACAATCTCTATTCCCTGTACCGGCGCGGTGGTATCGCTCATGGTGCGGTAGAAAAGCTCGTCGGTAAATGCTGGCAGACTAACCCGGAAATTATCGAGGGCGACGACGCCGACGAAACCGAAGATGAAACCGCATGGGAAAGGAAGGCGAAACAGGTATTCACTAACCGGTTCTGGCGCTCGTTTGCTGAGGCAGATCGCCGCCGTTTGGTAGGCAAGTATGCCGGCATTCTGCTGCACGTTCGCGACAACCAGGACTGGAATCTACCGGTAACAAGAGGGCGCGGGCTTGAGAAAATAACCGTTGCCTGGGCTGGCTCTCTCACCGTGGGCGAATGGGATACCGGCCTTAATTCGAAGACCTACGGTCTGCCCAAGATGTGGCAGTACACGGAAAGGCTGCCTAACGGTGCGAGCCGCCGCGTCAATATCCACCCTGACAGGGTATTCATCCTTGGTGACTATACCGATGATGCGATCGGCTTCCTTGAGCCATCCTATAACGCCTTTGTCAGCCTGGAAAAAGTTGAAGGTGGTTCTGGTGAGTCGTTCCTGAAGAACGCAGCGCGCCAGTTAGCGCTCAGCTTCGATAAAGACATCGACTTTGGCAGCCTCGCGTCGATGTACAACGTCAGCGTTGACGAATTGCAGGACAGGTTTAACGAAGCCGCGCGCGAGATGAACCGTGGGAATGACGTGCTGCTTTCCCTGCAAGGAGCGAGCGTAACATCTCTGGTATCTCCGGTTTCCGACCCGTCACCAACCTATGACGTTAACCTGCAAACAGCTGCGGCCGGAGTGGATATCCCGACGCGTATTCTGGTTGGCAACCAGCAGGCCGAAAGGTCCAGCACCGAAGACCAGAAATATTTCAATTCTCGCTGTCAGTCGCGCCGCGTAGATCTCGCTTTCGAGATAGAGGACTTCTGCGACAAGCTGATTGACCTAAATATTATCGATTCGATCAGCATGAAAGCTGTTATCTGGGATGACCTGAACGAGCAGAGCGGCGTGGAAAAACTCGCTAACGCCAAAGTAATGGGAGAGGTTAACCAGACCATGCAGGGCAGCGGCGAGAATCCTGCGTTCAGTCGCGAGGAAATTCGCACGGCCGCCGGTTACGAAAATGACGACGAAGAGCCGCTAGGAGAAGAGGATGGCAGCGAAGAAGACGAAGCCGCCGATTCTGCCACGTAACTATCAGGACCCGACCGGCGCCGACGCGCTGGAGCGGCGGGCGATGAAGGACTTCGCCAGGCGGATGAATAAAATCAGCAAGGCGTACAGATCGGCACTCGACAAAATACCTTCCTCCCTCGCAGTAAACGCCAGATACGAATACCAGTTAAACCCAACGCTACTCTCCATCATCTTGAACGATGCCAGTTATCTGGTGGACCAGGTTCTGCTGGATGGTAACGAGTACGGCTTGTGGTTTTACGAGTATGTCGATCTGGCTGCAGAGAAAGGAACGGGGCAATCGTTCGTCAACCTGAGCCAGCAGTCAGCGGCATATGCAGCAGGTCGTGAATCTCTTGCGTCAATCCTTGCGAGCGAGCCCTACCAGCTCAGGATGGCTCTTGTTCACGCTCGCATGTTCGAGGAAATGAAAGGGCTTACCGCTGAAGTTAAGCGCGATATGGCGCGGGTGCTGACGGATGGTGTGGGTCGGGGTCTAAACCCGAGAGAAGTTGCTCGAAACCTGACTGAGCAGGTCGGTATCGAGAAGCGACGGGCTAACCGGATAGCGCGAACCGAAGTCACTACTGCGTTACGACAGGCCAAATGGGATGAGGACAACGAGGCGCAGGAGCTCTACGGACTGAAAACCCGCCTACTTCATATTTCAGCGCTGTCCCCGACAACTCGCCAGACACATGCGGCAAGGCACGCTCACCTGTATACCAACGAAGAAGTTCGCGAATGGTACGCACAGGGAGCGAACAGTATTAACTGCAAATGCACTCAACAATCTGTGCTCGTAGATGACAAGGGCGACCCGGTTTATCCAGATACCATCACCAAACTCAAACAGGAATACAAAACGATGCAGGCGCGCGGTTATGCCTGGTCTAAGGGGTAACTCATGCCTATTCAGGTAAACATCACTACCAGGGTAAACAGCCAGTCAATCCGTCGAGAAACCTACAACGGTCGCGACCACCTGGTGCTCCCCAGCTACACGCTGCCAGCTAACGTAGTTATGAATGGCGGGCTGTACACTGAAGATGAAATCAATGCCCACTATCAGGGGCTTGAAGGCACGCTGGCACCGCTAGGTCATCCTCAGGTTAATGGCCAGTTCGTATCTGCATTCTCTCCGGAGGGGATTAATGCAGGACATATCGGCGCATGGAATCGCAACGTTAAGAAGTCCGGTAATCGCATCTACCTGGAAAAGTGGGTTGATGTCGCCCGCGCTGAGGAATCAGAGGGTGGGCGTGAATTGCTTGAACGAGTCGAAGCCATTGAGCGCGGTGAAGACGTCCCACCCATTCACACCAGTGTGGCGGCATTCCTCGATCAACTTGAACCAAATGAACAGCAGCGCGCTGCCGGAGCCGAGTGGGTAGCGAAGATCCACAGCATGGACCATGACGCGATTCTCCTACACGAGGTAGGGGCCGCCACCCCTGAGCAGGGTGTTGGCCTGATGGTTAACGCTGACATGGCGCAGCCGCTAAAAGCTAATTCTGGCGCGCTGGTTGGCGAATCATACCGGGAGCGCGAGCAGCGCCTTGATCGGGCTGCCAAAGCTAAGTTTGCGCCGGGATCAGATGAATACGCATGGATTGCAGACTTCACTGATTCTCAGGCGGTGGTTATCCGCAACGGCGGCAAGGCTGAGGTTTACGGCTATTCCACTGAGGGTGGGAAAATCACCTTTGACGACACAGGAACTGCAGTGCAGCGGCAGGAGTCTTGGGTGGCTGTCGTTGCCAACAAATTTAAATCCATTTTCACACCGCAGGAACAGCCTGCACCAAACCACAAAACGGAGGGCGACATGCCTTTAACCAAAGAAGAACTGGAACAAATCGGCAGCATGATCGGCCAGGCTGTTGCGACCAATACCGAAAAGGCGCTGAAGCCTCTGACGGATAAAGTTGACGCGCTGCAGGTCAACCAGGACAAACTCGCGGAAACACTGACCGCCAACTCCCGCGCCGAAGAGAAAACAAAGCGTGACGCAGTGGCGAAGGTCCACGGTGAGATCGTCGCGAATGCGCTAACAGGTGAAGCACTTGATGCGATGTACAAATCGCTGGGTGAAGCTGCAGCTCTCGGTACTAACGCAGGTCAGCAGCATAAAACAACCGGCGCGCCGACCGCTGAAGAACATTTCAAATAAGGAGCCGCAATAATGGCACGTTATCGTCGCGTTAATATCGACGGTCAGTCTCTGTACAAGACCGAAACCCGAACTACTGCCGCTGCGTTGCTTCCTGGTACCGCCGCAACCATTAACTCATCTGGGAAGTTTGCGCAGGCCACCGCGCTAACCGGCCGCCTGTACATCATTGATGTCGGTTACCACCAGGGCCTGAACATCACTGAAGCAATCCCGTCCGGGGACTCCGCAGTAGGCAACTACGTCGAAGAAGGCCGCGAACTTGCTCTGCGCTGCCTGCCGGGTGCGTATAAGAAAGACAGCCCGATCAAGCTCGGCACCGCTGGTCAATTCACCCTTGCGACATCTGACACCGACTCGGTGATCGGCTACAGCCAGGACGAATACACCATCGCTGCAAGTACCACCGATTACATCCGCGTGCGTATGCGCGTTGGTACCGTTGCCGCTGGCGCATAACAAAAGGATAACCAGATATGTATTTCTCCAAAGAGACGCTGGCGACTAACTCCCGCCTTGGTGGTCACTGGAACGAGCTGTGGGCTAACCGCAATATGTGGAACCTGCAGAACGATTCCATTATTGCGGCTAACCGCGCGATTATGACGCCGGAAATGTTGGCCTGTAACGCAGTAGGCGGGTTTACTCGCGACTTCTGGGCTGAAATTGACCGTCAAGTGCTGCAGCTGCGCGATCAGGAAGTAGGGATTGAAATCGTTAACGACCTGATCGGCGTGCAGACTGTCCTTTCTGTCGGCAAAACCGCGAAACTGTATAACGTTGTCGGCGATATCGCTGATGATGTTTCTGTCAGCATTGACGGCCAGGCGCCGTTCTCCTTCGACCACACTGAATACGCCAGCGATGGTGACCCGATCCCGGTATTCACCGCGGGTTACGGTGTTAACTGGCGTCATGCAGCTGGCATGAACTCGGTCGGCATTGACCTGGTTCTGGATTCGCAGATGGCGAAGATGCGCAAATTCAACCAGAAGCGCGTTAACTACTACCTGAACGGAGATGCCAACATTCAGGTGCAGTCCTACCCGGCGCAAGGTATCAAGAACCACCGCAACACCAAAAAGCTGAACCTTGGCTCTGGTGCGGGCGGCGCAAACCTCGACCTAACCGCCGCAACCATGACTCAGCTGTTTGAGTTCTTCGGTAAAGGTGCGTTCGGTACTCTGGCCCGCGCTAACAAAGTTGCAGCGTACGACGTGATGTGGGTATCCCCGGAAATCTGGGCTAACCTCGCGCAGCCGTATGTCGTCAACGGTGTAGTCAGCGGAACCGTCCTGCAGGCTGTCCTGCCGTTCGCACCGGTTCGTGAAGTCCGTCCTACCTTCGCCCTCAGCGGAAACGAGTTCATCGCATATGTGCGCCGTCAGGACGTCATTTCACCGCTGGTTGGCATGGCCGTTGGCATTGTTCCACTGCCGCGTCCGCTGCCTAACGTTAACTACAACTTCCAGATTATGTCTGCTGAAGGTCTGCAAATCACCGCAGACGAGCAGGGACTGTCTGGTGTTGTCTACGGCGCAAACCTGGCGTAAGGGGATGGCATGGCTAAGTACCAGGTTGTCAGGCCGTGGCATGGCGTAAGTGCCGGTCAGGTGGTTGAAATGGAGGGATTGCACCCATCATTAAAACCGCACGTCATCCTGATTAGCGAAGGGGAGTTAACTCCCGCCACGCCAGAGGCCAAAACAGGCCGGAAGCGCAAAGCAGAAAGCGAAGAAGAATAGCCGCGAAAGCGGTTTTTTTATGCCCTGTGAAAACAGGGCTACATTCTCACGGAGTCGATAATGGTCACTCTCGAACAGGCTAAGGAATACCTCAGCGGGCAGGGCATCGAAATCCCCGACTTTGTCCTGCAGGCGTTCATTGACCAGGCGAACAGCATTCAGGAATGTCTTGATGCGCATTACCCGGCATCAACAGCCTTGCTGATTCAGCTTTACTTGCTGGCTCTAATGGGGCTCGGGAGTGGCGATAAGTACATTTCCAGCCAGACTGCTCCCAGCGGCGCGTCTCGATCGTTCCGCTACCAGTCATTTTCAGACCGATGGAAGGCCTCTGTAAACCTCCTTCGTAGTCTGGATAAATACGGATGCGCTAGCGCTCTTATTCCTGCCGATCCGACTGCTGCGCCAGCATTTGCCGGTATATGGATAGGCAAAGGCGGCTGCATGTGCGGGGATAAGTAATGGCCTGGATTTCAGTGCAGCAGCGGCTACCGCGCACATTCACCCGCGTTTGGGTGATCACCGATACAGGCCAACAAACGACGGCGTACGTGAAAAGCGACGGCGAGTGGCACATTAACTGCGCCCGCATACGCGCAACAGGCGCCGCCGTGCTGCGATGGAGGGAATAGGGTATGTCGGACAAAGTCAGTGGTGGGAAAATCGACGACGATGCCTCGTATGGAGATGCCGGTGATAGGTCAGAGACAATTCACGTTGGTGCCATTCATTACGATATTGAAGTCAGCGTAGCTGGGCGGCTTCATATGGAAGTTCGGGAACTGATTGACGTTCACGCTTTTGAGCTAACTGACAATGGCGGGTTTAATTATCTGTTCATCTGGATAAATGACTATGGACTGAAGTTCATGGGCGTTAGCCTCAAAACCTACGAAGAAGCGAAAGAGCATCTTATCAATTATGACCGAGAGAAAATCACTGGCCCTTCAGGACGATGTGAGCAAATTCCGGGATTGATAAGCGCGATTTCACGAAAGATTGAGAGGTTCTCACTTTGAGCTCGATAGCTTCGTGGTCATATACCGCAACAGCGACAGTCTGGCGGCGCATACGCGATGCTGACGGTAGTGATACCGACGGCGGAGGTCAGCCGTACGGGTGGGAAGCGCCGATCGCTATCCTCTGCGACTACCAGGGTGGTCTCTCTGCAAAAATCGGTGACCTTGGCCGGGAGCTCGTTGTTAAAAACACGATATGGACCGAGTACGCAACGGCGCGGGAGGGAGATTACATCCTGATTGGCGCTTCGACCGATGCTGCACCGCCGGATGAGGCAGATGAGATTCGGCAGATCGTCCAGTTCGCAGATACGTTCGAGCGACTGGCGGACGATTTCGCACTGATTACGGGAGTCTGATTATGGGCGTTAAAGTTCGCGGCATCCGCCAGTCCAAGGCCAATCTCGATCGCATCATCAAAGACGTCCAGGGGCGCAAGGTTGTGCGCGCATTGCAGTCGGCGATGCTCATCGGTAGCGCGCAGGCAGCGCTATACACCCCGATCGACACGTCTACGCTCATCAATAGCCAGTTCCGGGAAATCACCGCGAACGGCGTGCGCGTGACCGGGCGCGTTGGCTACACGGCTAACTATGCCGTCTTCGTTCACGACCCTGAAGTTAAGCAGAACTTCCGGCGCGCAACTGCGCGTAAGGAGTTCTTAACGAATGGATTCGAGGATACCCGCAGCCAGATTGATGCGGCTGTTAAGAAGGAGTTGTCATTATGAATCGCGGCACCCTCATTATGAATCGCAACATCCATTTTGCTGGAGATGGTCTTGGTCCTCGAAAAGTATTCGTGAATGGCAACCAAATCGGCGGGGTGTTTTTTGCTGATATCCAGCGCGGAATTGTTCGATATCATCCAAGGCCATTCAGAGCCCATAAATGCCGTAAAGGTGAGCTATACGAGCGTACTCTAAAGGGGCGCGTCGAAGTCGTTCCATGTGGAGAAGGCCAATGACTCCTCCAATGTACATGCGCCTGAAAGACCTGTTTGTGGCTGAAGGGCTCACCGCGGGCTTTCGGGTGCAATGGCGGCAATGGAAGGACTCCGGAAAGGATGCCGACCAGTTCATCGTGTTCCGGCCTTCCGGTGGTACAGATATCATCTACGACCTCGGCGGCGACTGGTATGTAATGGTCGACGTTGTTTCCTCGAAAGCGAATCCTGACGCTGCGGACTCCGCAGTTAACGCCATCGTCAAATACATCAGCGCGCAATCTGGCGCGGATGACTGCGTCGGCGCGCTGCAGCTTGTCGGCAATGTTCCGGCAGCTATCCCAACCGAAGAGGGCCGGTTGGTTACCCGGCTACTCATCTCTTGCACATACGGGGAGTAAGCATGATTTACCCATTCGATGCGTCCTATGCGCAGAAGGTGCTGAGAATCCATTACGAATATGCTGGCGTCATTGTTCGCAAGCGGGAAAGGCTTGCGGCAAAGGCAACAGGATTAATCGCTCACGACAGAATACTTGCGGCCGCTGAAAATGATGTTGCCAACGCGGAGAATCGCAGAGAGCTTTCATTAAACACTCAGCGGATAGAAGCCCGGGCGGCTTAAATCGCAATAAATCACTAACAGGCTGCCATCTGGCGGCCTTTTTTATTTGAGAGGTACACATGCAAGGCTGTGCTAATGATACCGGCAAGCTGATTGGTAAGGTGGCCGTGCTACGCATGGCTATGGGCTGCGCTGATACCGTTCCGGCCCTTTCCGAATGGAAACGCCTGGGCGCGCTAACCACGAAAGGTTTCGACTACTCCATGAATACCGTCACCTCTGAGGCTGACGATACGAAAGGTCTGGTTGAGAACCTGGTCAACAACATGGATTTCACCATCTCCGGTGAAGGTGAATTCCGTAAGCAGGATAAAACGACTGAAATCGGCGCCATTGCTATCTCGAAGTATATTTTCGATGAGGTGCAGGCCGGCCGCCAGCCGACGCTGTGGGTTCGCTTCGACTTTGTTGGTGAAGACGCCGGAACCTACATCATGGGGTACTTCAACACCACTTCATGGTCTGGTGATTTTGGTACGTCCGATATTTCCACCTTCTCCGGTGAGTGGAAGGTCTACGACGCCGACACTGTCGTGTTTGAAGTCGCTCCGCCGGCACTGGCGTTCACTACCAACCTTCCTTCCACCAAAAGTGTCGCTACCGGGTCTGCTCTGAACATGGCGGTAGTGGTTGAAGGCGGCACGTCTCCATACACCTACGTGTGGAAAAAAGACGGCTCCGTCGTCAGCGGGCAAACCACTGCAACGTTTAACAAAGCGAGCGCCGTGTCTGGAGACGCCGGGGTTTACACCTGTGAGGTCACCGACTCCTCAGCGACGCCAGTCAAAATTACCTCGGTGGCGTGCACGGTCACGATCAGCTAACAACATCGTGAATAGTACAAAGGGCGTTACGGCGCCCTTGATACTGTTTATGGAGCGACTATGACCCCCATTAAAGAATTAGGCGAATGCGTTATCGGTACTGATTACCGGGAATTCTTTTTCCGGCCGTCATTCCGCAACATGGCGCGCATCGGCGAGCCTGCTGAAATCGTCCAGACGTTCTATGACCTGTGCAACGATGAGGCGACGCCACTGGTACAGCGCGCAGCACAGGCCTATATCCACGACGAGTACAGTCGTCTCCCGGATTGCGTGCTGCGATATATCCAGAGCGGGCTACTGACCCGCAAAGCCATCATGGCAGCTCACACTGTGCTTACAGCGTGCTGCGATGATGACATTGGCAATCTGGTCGGCTGGATGCGTCCTGGGAAAGGGCGCAAACGCGGTTTCGTTTGGCGGCCGGGTAGCATGCCGCCAGAGAATATGGTCATCATCGCACAAAACCTGATGATGCACGGCATCGTCGGTAAGGCAAAAGTGCGCAAGCTGCAGCGCCATGAAAGCAACGAAACTACCTCGGAATTCCGCGCAACCGACTACATCATGGCGGCCCGCAACCATTTCGGCATAAGTCGGGAAGAGGCCGAAAACCTGACGATGACGGAATTTGCATTACTGCTCAACGCCAAATACCCGAACCAGAAAGGGTTTACGAGGGACGAGTACGATCAGGTAATGGATGAGGACGATCGCCGCTGGCAGGCGATGATGCAGCAGGAACAAGCCACTAAAACCAGATAAACCAGCCTCGGCATTGTCCGGGGCTTTTTTATACCCAAATTTCACTGCGCAATCCCCGCGCAAATCAAACCAAGAGCCCTTTTCGGGATATGAGACAGAGATAGGACGGTGGCTTTCATCGTGCCGCTCTTGGGCTGTCCATATCTGGGGAACTGGCTCATATCACCAAAAAGGAAATGACGATGTCTAATATCATACCGATTGAGTTCGAAGGTCACCCTATGCGTTTTTCTGACGACGGATGGTTTGATGCAACCACTGCCGCAGAGAAATTTGGAAAAGCACCAAACGATTTCCTTCGCTTACCTGAAACAGACTCATACATTCAGGCCCTTGAGCGTAGATACGGGAAAATCTCGTATGTAAAAACAAGCCGTGCCCGCAAAGACCGAGGCGGCGGTACATGGCTACACCCTAAACTGGCCGTACGTTTTGCTCGTTGGCTCTCTGTCGATTTTGAAATCTGGTGCGATGAGCAAATCGACGCCATCATCCAGGGCGCAGCACATCAAATTGATGACGACAGAATCAAAGCCATTTTTCTGCTTAGCGAGTCTCAGCCATGGGAAAAACGGTTCAGCGATCCCTTTTATGCCGCGCTGTTCAAAATGTCGGGATTGCCGCGTCATCGCCCTGGGCGCCGTCCTGCTTTGTTCGGAATGATTAGTGCCAAATGGGTTTATGGCCCGGTTCTGCCGCCAGAGGTTTATGCAGAAGTCAAAAGTAGGCTGGCAACTGGCGACAAGATTCATCAGCACCTAAAGCCTGACGCGCTGACTCTCGTTGAACGGCAAATCATCGCCGTTACCAGCATAGCTAATGGTTGCTCAGATTATCGAGACTTTGAAGCCCGCTGCATGGCCGCGTTCCCGGTTAAGGGGCAGATGAAAATGCTGTATGCGGCCGCGTGATTATGAATAACCGAATCGTTGAGTGCGCCTCCAGAGCGGGGCGCGACTTCTCAGAGTTCATGACTGGCGAGAAGAACATGATGGAGGCGCTGCGATCGGCTGAAGAGTTCACCGAGCAGCTACGCATTCACGGCTGCGTTAATCACCACTTCATCAATTTCATGATGATGAAAGCGATCATGAAGGTGTTCGACGATATGCAACGCGAAGAGCAGCGCGAAGAACGCCGACGAAAACGAGCAGAACAGAAAGGCAAATAGCCCACTCAGGTGGGCTTAAAGATCGAGTAAATCCACACTCTTTCCGCTACCCCAGCCTTCGCGAATCATTTTATCTTCGATGTAGGCTATTTGATTGGTATTCCCTTGCTTCTTGAGGATGATGCACAGTTGATGTGCTGCTGCGTGGTTGGGGTAATAAAAATTTGAATTAGGAGATAAGCGTCCAACGAGGCGAGCATACTCGTCACATTCGGCGCGGTGCTTTTTCTTCATAGCCTCGATGACGATTCCTGATATGGCGACGCATTTTTCACAAAGAGAAATGGCGTTCTGCAAGTTCTTCGGGTTAGCTCTCAATTTATACTGCTTCTTGATCTCCTCCTGCATGGCGAGGTGCAGATCGATGATTTCCTTGTTGGTCATGCCGGAAATTCTGGCAATCTTTGAGGAGAACTTATCCATGATTACTTCTCCTTGCTGTAGATACCTTTAAGCGTATCGAATACGACCTTCTTAAACTGCTCTGCCTGTTGATCAGCAAGGCGCTCGGCGTCGTCGCGGTAGCCTGATACTGGCGATGGCTCAGATAATGCCACTTGCACTATCTGGACCAGTTCAGCGTTGATGGAACGACCGTTCATCTTGGCCCTCTGGTCAAGTTTTGCTTTCAAATCAGCAGGAAGTCGCAACTTGAATTGCGGATCATCTCTGGACATTAATTCACCATGTTTTTTCTTGACAGCATATAACGGTGATAGTACATTCTCAAGTGAACCACGGTGGTTCACATTGCGGGAGGGGTAATGAAAGGTGCAAGAAAACTACCTCAGTTTAATTTGCGATGGCCAGAAGAAATATTGGCTCTGGCTAAGCAGGTAGCGGCGGAAAATGGTAGATCTGTGAACGAGGAGCTTTATCGGATGTTCATGGACAGGATGAAAGAAGAAGGGCGATGGGTCGCTTAAAAGTTGAAGCCCCAACTGCAGCAACAGTCAGGGCTTCGGTATCGAATAAATCGGATGAGGAATTATCGACATGACAAGTATAGCAATTATTGAAGCAGTTAACACGTCTTACGTACCGTTCAACGGCCAGCAGATTATCACTGCTATGGCCGCCGGTATCGCTTATGTGGCGATGCGTCCAGTCGTGGAAAATCTTGGCCTTGATTGGGCTACTCAGCTTCGTAAATTGAGGGGTGGCGTGGGGAATTCCAACCGTAGAGATATCTCTATCGTTGACGATGAAAGGGGTAGTCATATGACAACCCCATCTAAGTTCGGGTGTTGTGATATCGCAATCCCTTCAAAAGGCGGCATTCAGAAGATGCTCTGCATCCCCCTGAAGAAACTCAACGGCTGGCTGTTCAGCATCAACCCCGAGAAGGTTCGTGCCGATATCCGCGATAAGCTGATCCAGTATCAGGAAGAGTGCTTCACGGTTCTGCATGACTATTGGACGAAAGGAGCGGCAATCCGTCCGGTTCCGGAAACCACAGTTGATGATCGCACCCCATTGCGCGGAATCGTGAACCGCATTATGGGTAAATACGGCATGACGTACCAGGCAGTGTACAAACTGGTGCATAAAGAGTTTGGCGTGAAGCATATCGATGAGCTTTCACCCAAACAGACAGCGGAAGCGGTTGAGTACCTCGCTACCAAAGTAATAGAAGGTGAATTCCTGGGTAAGCAACAATCAGTAGCAAGCCCTCGCTATCACTTCCCTGTAGAAACGGCCGATCCACATAATCGTAAATTCGCCAACGACTGGATTTCAGCGAAGGTGATTTTGGATGAGAAAAACCGCGCTCCTGAACTTGAGCTTCTGGATGAGCTGCAAAAGGATGGGTGCGATGTGCAGGGTGCCAGAATCCGCATTCACGCTATGTACAATATTGCAAATCAGCTGCTTCATATGCAGTCAGAGCTAACAGAAATGAGAAGGTATCTTTCTGTCATTAACGACATTGCCAAATCTCAGACTACAGAACGCGGAATGAATGTCTGCTTTACGGGGAACTCAAAGGGGCACGCTGTCGGCGGTTATACAAAACGCTGCCTACCAAGATAACCCTATAGCCTAATCAAGAAAACCAAACCCGCTTAACTGCGGGTTTTTGCTTTCCATTGCATACCCCATGACCTAACATGTAAGAAAACGTTAATGTGGGTAGGGATATGAAGAAGTTGATTGTTTTGGGTTTGATAATTGTAATGGTTTGCATTGTTGCGGCAATCGCATTGGTACCAACTCAAGATGCTCAAAATGCAGCAATGACAGAGGCATGTAGCTCAATAATCAAGTCAAGAATGAAATCACCATCCTCCTATTCGATGGAAAAGGTCCTTATCAGCTCTAAACAGCCATCAGGCGAAGAACTTAGCAAAAAGATTGAAAGCCTTCAGGTTGAATCTTTACGTGAGGGAGTGAGAAAAGGGCTTTTTACGCTTAAAAATGCCGATATATTTGTAGATTTCCAAGCAAGCAATGCTTTTGGTGTGCAACTTAAAGGTTTGGGTAAATGTGAATACACTATTTTTAGTGAAGATTGGGCGTCACTTGAATCTGTGATAATTGATGGTAATGTACTACCTTCCGTTGACGTTACTATCGAATCAGTAGGAAATAAAATTAATTCTGGATTCGCTTCAAAGTTAAAATATTTGCAATACAAACTTCAAGGCAAGATTTAACTTCCTAAAAATGACCTAAACCCGCTACGGCGGGTTTTTTAATGCCCGGAGTATACGATGGCGGAAAAAGCAGGTGAAATTTACTATGACATTGAGGCGGATGTATCAGGGCTGATCCAAGCGCAGCAGCAGGTAAATAAACGCCTTGATCAAATGGAGTCAAAGTTTGAACAGTCTTCTAGATCTGCTGGTCGATTCGAGGGTGCATTAAATAAGGTTGGCGTTGCCATTGCGGCGGCCTTCACTATTGATGCTGCGAAAAAGCTTATTGCGATCGGTGATGAGATGGTCACGCTCCAGGCGCGTGTGGCTCGTCTAAGTCCCAGCATTGATGTAGCAAAAGAAACCCTTTCAGCCCTGTCTGCCATCGCATCTCAAACAGGGAACAGCCTATCTGAGACCGAAAGATTGTGGGAGTCGTTAACCACGGCATTAAAAGAAACAGGTGCGACAAATTCACAAATTCTCGGTCTTACCTCTACGCTTCAGAAAATAGGGACTATCGGCGGCTCCTCCACAGAGGAAATGGCAACTGCTTTAAGGCAGTTTGGGCAGTCCATTTCCGGCGGAATTGTGCGAGCTGAGGAATTCAATTCCATCCTTGAGCAGATGCCCGAGCTTGCTCGCCAGATTGCTGCCGGTCTTGGAATATCTATAGGCGAACTTCGCAAGCGAATGCTGGAGGGAAAGCTAACCGCCCAAGATGCTCTGAATGCCATACAGAAACAGTCGAAATCGGTAAACGAAGAGTTTGATAAAATGCCGGTCAGCATTGATCGCGCAAAGAATAGTCTTGATGTTGCCTTCAAAAATGCCATTAATGATTTAAACCAAGCTATCGGCCTCACATCTACCCTTGCAGGGTTAATGCAGAGCGTCGCTGACAACCTTAATTACTACAACAATAATGTCGGTGATTCATCGAGAATGCCGAAACTAATTAAGCTCCAGCAGGATTTAAATAGCGAACTTAAGGACAGTCAGCGTTGGTATGAGTCGGATTCAGTTTTCCAGGCGCGTCGAGCGCAAGCGGCGGTCCAGCTTAAGCAGGTGGAAGGCGAAATAGCTCACATTAGGGCTAAAGCACAAAAAGACGCAGGGAATAATCAATTCAATGCCCCAGCAACCAAAGGAGACGATGCTGCTACTAAAAAACTGGTGCAGAACTCTGAGCGTCGGCTTGCGCTAGCCAAACTTGAAGGCGAAGCCAGAGCCCGTCTGCAGGCTCAGTATGATGCAGCAGATGCAGGAGTCACCGATCAGAAGCGGATTAAAGCGCTGCAGGATGAGTATGCCGAAACCTATCGCGTAACTGAGGCCAGAAAGGAAAGCAATAAGGTCGGGAAGCAGTCAGAAACGCAGTCTGAATCTATCGCGCAGAAATTAGCAAACCTGAAACAACAGTCTGAACTTGCGGCCAGCTCAACGCAGGAGTTAAGCCGGGAGCAGGCAGTATTACAGGCTCAGCAATCACTAGGTAAGGGAGCCACCCAAGAGCAAATTGCCCTTGCCGGTAAATACCGTGGAGAAATATGGGATACGGCTAATGCCCTCAAAGCCCAGGCTGCGGCAGAAAAACTGCTCCCTGAAGCCAGAGAGAATGCGTCTTACCAGCAGGATGTTAAAGATCTGCAAACTGCACTGGCCGCCAAAAAAATTACTCAGCAGCAGTACAATCAGACCAGTGAGCAACTGGAGGCTCAGCACCAGGTTAATCTGGCTAAGATACGCGCTCAGCAAACTGTAAGCCCCATGCAGGAAGCTCGGGGGCAGATTGACCCTGTCCAACAACTGGCTAATCAGCATGCTCAGGAGTTGGCTCTCATCCAGCAGTTCGAAACGCAGAAGGGGCAGATAACCCAGCGCGGGCTTGAACTGATGAATGCGGCTAATACTCAGTATGAGCAGCAGCGTATCGCGGCTCAATGGGCTCTGTTCACTCAGCAGAGCGTGGGCTATGAGGCGCTGGGCGCCGCCGTCGACGCATTTGGCAATCAGGCATCCAATGCGTTAACGGGCGTGATAACGGGCAGTATGTCTGCAAATGATGCCCTTAGCTCAATCGGAAGTACCATTCTGAATGATGTTATCAACACGTTCGTCCAGATGGGATTACAGCAGGCCAAATCTGCGATTATGGGGGCAAGCGTGCAGCAAGCCACCATCGCGGCCACGACGGCCACGCAAGTTGGCGCACTTGCCACTACCACCGCAGCGAGTACAGCCTCTGCCGGCACGACGATGGCGGCATGGCTACCGGCCGCGCTGGTCGCTTCTGTGGGGTCGTTTGGTGCCGCAGCTATCATCGGGGGAGCTGCGCTTGTCGGAGCGTTCGCGTTGTCGAAGACGCTTGCTGGCGGCAGGAAAAATGGCGGGCCGGTATCCGCTGGATCAATGTACCAGGTAGGCGAAGGCGGCATGCCTGAAATCTACAAGGCCAGTAATGGCAGCCAGTATATGATCCCCGGTGATAATGGTTCTGTTATCAGCAACAAGGATTTGCAGGGCAGCGGCAGCGGCTCGCTGCAGGTCGTGAACAACGTCTACAACTATGCCAGCGGGGTAAGCGTTGACACGCGCAGCAGCCAGAATGGAAGCGAACTGCTGATCGAAACGTTCATTACCGACATGGAAACCGGTGGCCCAATGTCAAGCCAGATGGAGTCCACCTACGGCCTCCGCCGGCAAGCATCAGGCGACTACTAAACCAACCCGCTCCGGCGGGTTTTTTAATGGAGTAGACAAATGGAAGATAAAAAATTGCTGGCATCCATATCGGTCGACACCAGCGAGGCTCAATCGCAACTTGATAGCCTAATCTCCTTACTTGAGCTTAAATTTGGTTCCCTTCAACCTGTCTCTGAGCGTATCAACCAGGAACTCTTTGCTGTAGCGAAAGACATCGTTTTTGCTGATAGCCCTTCCGCAGGAAGCACAGGACTCGACATTGTCTATGGTGTGCGGTTCGGCGCTAAATATGAATTGCTCACTGCCGCAATCAGGGCAGGAGAGTTTGACTCTGAATTTCTCTGACATATACCCATCCTTTCTCTGTGTGAAAAGCACACAGTAACAGTGGTACACATTTAGCAACATCCTGATATTCGATCAGTGCCGCAGCCGCGGCTTTTTTTATGCCCGGAGGAAACGTGGCAACAGTTTCATACCCGGATATGCTGCCGCTTCCTCAGCGCGCAGACCAGAACATGACGCAGGATACGGCCTGGCAGACGACGACGCCGGCAGTCGGGCCTGTCATCTTCACGCCGCTAACCACCGACCTTAAATCGACATGGTCTCTGCAGTGGAAATTCACGCTGCAGCAGGCCGAGCGATTTAAGTCGTGGCTCCGCTCACCGACGTACTGCGACCGTGGCCGTAACTGGTTCCAGATGCGGATTGATCTCGGCGATACGCAGGGCGTGCAGCTGCAGACGCTGCATTTCATCAGCATGCCGGTACAGACCAGCAAGAACGGCAATATCGTCACCTGGACCGCCAGCGTCATCTGTAACGGTATCGAGGACATCACCGAGGACTACGACGACTGGATCGTCGAGGCGCCAGAGAATTACGGCTACTGGCTGGATTATCTGGTCACTGCTGTTATGCCGAGGGCTGATTAATGCCGACTTTACGAGAGTGGAAAGAGCGCCGACCGGCCAGCGATATCAAACAGACTATTGAGTTTTATCACCCGGCATTCGGTTATTACCGGGTCGTGAATAAGCTGTTTCGCGAGGCGACATTTGGCGGAAATGTATTCCAGCCGGCGGCCTTCAGCATTGTAGAGCCCACGCAGGACGGATCGGCGATTATCTCGATGGCGATTACGTTCCTGCAGGGAGCCGAGGACGTCCGGAGCACTCTGAAGAACTGGACAGGCGCAGGGCGCATGACGCCCATTACCTGCAAATATCAGCAGTGGAATGCGATCGGCGATGCTACGCCGATGAAGACATGGTCATTGTTTGTGAAAGATGTCGGCGCCGACGGTAGCAACGTCACGGTGAACTCTGGCAAGACCAACCCTCTCACGCTGGCCAACCCCATCATTTACACCACGAAAGACTATCCTGGGCTGATTACCGTATGACACAGAGCGAATTTATCGGGCTGGTTAATGGCCAGCCCTGGGCTAACCGCGCCTGCACTTTCGACGAGCTGGATTGCTGGGGCCTCGTGGTTTTGTATTACCGGAACGTTCTGGGGCTGGAGCTCCACCACGTCGCCGGCTACGAATCTGGAGCAGATTTCATCACCTGCTACGAAGAAGAACTCGAACACTGGCGCCGGGTTCCGGTGCCGGTTTCCGGCTGCCTTGCGGTGTTCTATTACGGCAATCAGCCGGCGCACGTCGGCGTGATGATTAATCCGGGGAAATGCCTGCACTCACGCGGCGAGTTCGGTTTTGTCCGCACGGACAGCGCAGTCATCCTTCAGAAAATCTATAACAAAGTGGAGTATCTGGTGCATGGTTCGATATGAGCTTCAGCGCCTTCCTGGCGCACCCAGACAACGCGGAACGGAAGAGCCAGGCACTCAACTGATCGCCTTGCTCGACAAGCTGAAGCTGCATAACAACGTCGTGGTGAAGCTCAACGGCCGTAAACTGGATGATGATTTTGACCTGTCCTGTCCGCTGCGCGCTGGCGATGTCGTTGCGGTATTTGACCAGCCAGAAGGTGGCGGTCTGATTAAGACGCTTCTTAACCCAATTGAGCACCTGAACCCGATCCGCTTCACCAAGAAGGTGCTGGCGGGAATCACAGGGCAACAGACTGCATCATCACCCTCGATTTCAACCGGCGAGTCTCCAAACAACGACGCAACAGGGCAAACTAACCGGGCGCGGCTCTACAAGGGGCGTCCGAATATTTACGGTCAGTGCCGCGTCTTTCCGGACCTGATTCAGCAGGCGCTGTTTGAGTTTATCGACAACAACAAATACATCACCGAATGGTTTGAGGTCGGCTACGGGAAATACACGATTTCCTCTGTGCGCTACTCAGAATCAAACCTCGGCAGCCTGGCCGGAGCCAGCTACCAGACGTTTGACCCGGGCGTGACGATCGGGACTATCGATGTCGGGTATCAGTTTGACGACGTCGATAACGAAGAAGTCCCCGGCCTGAACGAGAGCGAGGATTTCCCGGCCCAGACCGCGACGACTACAGCGCCGACGGCGCTGGTGATAGAGAGTAACCAGCTCAAGGCAACGGTGCTCTCGAACGATGACAACTTCACGTACTTCGCCGCGCTTGCCGTCCCGCACCCGGTGACGTTCGTGATTAATGCGACCTGGAATGCCGGCGGCAGCCCGGTAACCCGTAACGTGACCGGCAGCGGGAATATCGTTTATTCGGAAAGCTTCATCGGTACGGACACGCTGTCCTATACGACGTTCTATCTCGGTGATATGACGGGGGAGATCACCACACTGCCGGCTGACGCAACCATTAACCTGACGCTGTTCACTCTGAACGACCAGACGCCGCTGGTGATTGGCCCGTCAGTTTCACCATTGGTGTCTTCTCAGGTATGGGTGCACGTAATGGTGCAGCTCGGCGCAACGGCGGGAACGTCACGCTATCGAATCCGGTTCTGGAAGGTCGACGACAGCAACAACCAGATACCGGGGACTTCTGAGCAGTACGATTATTTCTTCGATAACGACTTCCAGGTGACAACCCGGTATTTTCGGACATCACACAAATATACCCCGGCTGCCGGCGCTGGGCGGTATGCTGTGACCATTGAGCGCCTGGATAACAGCAATGACGGCAACGTTGTGACGCTAATGGCGATCCATGCGGTCAACACGCGTGAAAACGTGGTTTATCCAGATGACACTATCGCGAAGGTCACTATCAAAGGGCCGAACAACAGCAACAGCAACCGCGAGCAGAAATACAATATGCTCGCCCAGCGCCATACCATCAGTTATGACCGGACTACTGGCCTGATTGACTACACGTTGCGCCCGAGCCGGTCTTTTGCTGACGCGGTTCTGCACGAGTGGATAGTCATCGGTAAGCAGGACGTTTCGAGCATCGATGTAGCGACTCTGTACGCCATTGCTGACTCGATAACCGTTCCGGAACTGAGTTACTTCGATTACACCTTCTCGGATGAAAAGCTCTCCCTTGGCGAGCGAATCAAAACCATCTGCAATGTGGCCCGCGTAGACGGGAACAATATCGGCGATGTGCTGACGTTCTGGCGTGATGAGAAAGTAGCGAACCCGGATGCGGTTTTTGCGCGCTCAAACATGTTCTGGGACGAGTATAAGGTCACATGGACTATGTCACTGCCCGGCGGCTATGACGGCGTCACGTTGGATTATGTCGACCCGCTTACCAATAAAAAAGCGTACATCTATCTGCAGATAGACCAGAGCGGGATTGTTGAGGTTGAGGACGCAACCATCAACGCGCTGCAGATCAGCCTTGATGGCTGTCGTAATAAAACGCAGGCGGAGGACCGGGCGTGGCTGGAAGCTCGGAGAATACTTTACTCTCGCCTTGGCATGACGGTGAAAGTGCTGGAATCCACGCAGGTTATCCGCGGCGCGGTGGTGCAGTGCCCGGACATGTACGACAACAAGCAGCAGAATGGCTATATCACGGCCCGGAACGGGGATGTGTTCAGCACCTCAGAACGTATTGATTTCTCGTTCGGTGATATGTGGGTGGTTATGACTGACAGCCTCGGGAATTTCCGCGGCCGCTGGCGCGCATACCCCGTAACCGGAAAGCCCAAAGCATTTCAGGCGGCGGCTGATGCATTCGACCTGAATATCTACGATCGGACAACCGTGCAGAACGCAAGCCGGTATTTCATCGCTACCGATACAGAACTCAACTCCACAATCTGGCGCGTCGAAACAGCTAAGCCAAATGGCGACGATACACAGACATTAACCCTCTCTGAATATTCAGACTCGATTTATCCGTAAGCAGTAATAACCAACCTTCGCGCACACCTTCGGATTGTATTCTGAGGGTTTCGTGCGCCTTTTATATAGGGCGACATGCACAATGGCAGAAGTTCCACTCCCAACTCCGACGCAGGTTCCGGTACCAAGTACCGATATCCGCAATGCGGTATTTGCAGGCGCGAAGCTTGATGAAGAGGTAACCGGTACCGGCGAATTCTATACAGATCGCCTTGGTGTGAAACGCCTGACGAATACAGGAAGGAATAATCAGTTCAATGCTGCGCAGCAGGACAGAGCTAACCAGTTTCAGCAGTTCCTCCTTTCATCCGGTTACGTTTTCCTCGGCGACTACGAAGATGGTCCCTTTCAGTTCAGTGCCCGTAACCAGTACATCCGTTATAACAACCAGTATTACCGCCTGAATGCTGCTACTGATGTCGGCTTTACGACCACCGGAACCGATGCAGCCAGCTTTGCGAACGACGTTACTCACTTTGTTCTGATGGATGGTGACACGCTTCGCCAAAACCTGGGTTCAGGCGAATTCCCGGGTACGTCTCTTGTACGCGGTTCTGACGGAGCAAGCCTTGAGCAAGCTATTAAGTTTGTCACACCACTCCTGAAACCCGGCATTGAAAATGCTGAATATAATTATTCAATTCTTCAGGCCGCTGCGGATAAAAATAAACAGCTTAGTTTGCCTGCCGGGGACTTTTATATCTCCCGGGCATTTGAAGCTGGTAAAGGGCAGGTAATCAGGGGACAGGGGAGTCCAAATTTTTCACCGAATTGCTATACGCGCCTCATATGCATGACTGAAGGAGGTGGTTGCATCTGGTATACGCGTGATTCATCCACAGGTCAGGTGCGGATGCCGCAGATTTACGACATGGGCCTGACCGGTGATTATCCTGTCAGGTTTAATAACGAGCAAACAGCGATAATTAAAGACGATATA